GTTTCTGGGTTCATCTGTAAGAAATATAACATAAGTTCTTGTACTACTTCGTCTATTTCGTTTTTATCTTTAGTTAATCCGTATGTCATTTTTACGAACTTACTTCTTAAACCCCCGATTATTTGGTATATCTTATTCATTAATCAAAGAAATATTATCTTCTAGTTTTGTTAATAAACCGTATGCACAATCATTTAAAACCTTTTTATATAACATTATATCACGTCTATTACCTTCTTCTTGTAATCCTGTTAAATAACCGTTTACCATTGCTGCAAAGTGTGAAGGTATAATACTTACAAAGTCTAAGTAATTAGCGTTACCGTAAATATCTGATTTATATTTATTGTGATACGCTATTATACTTTCAGCGACTTCTACAAAGTCTTTATACTTTCTTTCTTCGTTTGTTATCTCTTTGATAGATTCCATTACTACATCTAAATATTCTTTTACAAGTATTTCGTGCCTATAGTTAAGACAAATTGGTTCTAACATCCTTTAGTTTATTTTTAAATTTGTCTATAAGTTCTTCGTAGTCTATTCTACTTAATTTTAAAGTAGTCTTCGTAGCTAATTTGTGTAATTTCTCAGCTGTACCTTCACCTATTCTAACATCTAACAGTTTACCAAATGTGTATTGTTCCCCTTGTGCAAAGAGATTGCAGCGAGGACATTGGACCATAACATTTTCTTCGTTCCATCTTGTAGATAGATACTTTCTACTTTGAAAATGTCCAGCATGCATTCTTTTATAATGATCTATTTTACCGCAAGTAAAACATTTTACTAAACCTTCTGGTGTTGCATTCCTTAACCTAATATATAAACTAAAAACTTTATCTAATTCTTTTTTAAGCTTACTGATAGTTTTAGTTTTCAATTTTTAATATCTTTTGTCAATTATAATAATAAAAGCTTTTTCATTAAACTTATATCATTTATTTTATTAACAATCTATTTTTGATAAGTCTAAAGCTTTATGTAGTTTGTCTATTTCTTCTACTTCTAAATTAGAAATAGCTGTAATAAGTAAAGATCTTACCCTTTCATTCTTTTTTAAATCTTTGCTTAATTCATGTGATATTTCTACATTTTTATCTATAGGTGATTTCATTTTAATTTCTTTTGTATTGATATTAAACCTGTACCTTTACGGCTTCTATATTTTAATCTTTTGTCTACGGTTTCTGTTTGTACACCTCTAGCGTTCCAGATTAACTGCCTGTGTGTTTTGAT